CTATTTGATTTTGCTCATTAATAAGTGACCTAGATTGTTCTACATTTTTTAAAAAATCATAAACTATAGTTCGATAATCCATCATATCCAATGAATTTTCTTTTTTAATTTTTCTCTTTTTTATCTTATTGTCTATCTCTTCTAAAAGAGATTTTTTAATATTATTCATTTATTTTTTTTATATTAGATAAAAATAGCTTTATTAAATTAACAGAACCATCTATCATTAGTGCATCATTCCAATCGTTTTCTGGGTCATTTGTTAGCGTATAATGAGTAAGACATCCACTCTCTATCATTTTATTTAGACCCTTAAGACCGGCTTCGTCAGAATCAAAAGCAGAAATTATTTTATAACCTTGTTCTTTAAGATTTTTAATAGTTTCTGTTTGATGGTTGGATAAACCAGAACCAGAAGTACAAAGGAACTTCCAGGGATTATAAGAAACACTATTGTACTTAATATTAAACGCTTGCTGTAACGATAGCGCATTAAAATAACCTTCGCATATAACTATAGCTTTGATATGCGGCATTAATTTACCTTGATTCCATCCGCCGAATAATAAACCAAGTCTGGTACCTGGTAAAGTCGTTATCTTCCATGGATCACCATCTTTGTTTATTTTATCATAGATAAATCTTATTTGAGCTCCACAAAAATGATTTTCAAAATAATACGGTATCACTATACCTTCCATGTCTAAATCATAATACATGTCGCCGTCTAAATTTAGACCTCTTCTTTTAAGATAAGCAACACCTCTATCCGCCCTAGGATCAGACAGAGGTACGAAAGATTTAGGCCACGACATGGCTTTAACTTCATTATCTATATCTTTAGATATTTCTAGACCATTTTTGATAAAATCGACTAAATTTACGCCAGCCAACTCACAATATTGCTCCAGAGAATACCCTCTCTGGCATTTACCCGTGCACCATACCCATGGTAAATTTGTTTTTTCATCTATGTGCCAATATAGACACTCGTTTTTTCTTCCACCCTTACATATAAGACATTTCTTATTAAGAGACATAAATCACTCTGCCTCTATCATGGCCTCTAATTTATCTAGTTTTTGCTCTTGTTGTCTTAGTTTACCTATTTTTTCTCTTTCAACTATTTCTTCAAGAGAGATTTTGACATATCTACCTTTTTCAAAGCCGCAAACTATTTTGTTGCCGGCTCTGCCGAAACGATCTTTGTGAATTATGAACTCAGATGTTTGAGATTCAAAATTTGGCACTACCTCTATTATCACTGTAGCAGGTTCAACTATAGCTGTGCAATCTTTTATCCTTGTATCTATATCTTTAGCTCCACCCTTTTTAGACACAGAATACAATTGAGCAAAAAGAACTACTGGCATAGTCGAAGACTTGATGTATTGTCCTAACCAAACTCTTAGATCATTTAAGTTGTCATATGCGGTTTTTTTAGAATCTTTCATTGAGTATTTAACCAACTGATAGTAATCGATCAATACACAACTATAACTGGTTTCTTTTTTGACTGCCTCTAATGCTTTTTTAATGCCTTCTATCTTTGTAGTTAATCCATCTTTATATGTAACATCTATAACTTTTACATGCTTGGTGATATCTGGAAATAGAGAGATCGATCTTTTCTGATCCTCTACCGACATATTGCCTTTTTTGTAATCGTTAAAGTTAAGACCCAATTCTAAGCATGCGATTCTGAATATTACATCGTGCTCAGATTCTTCGTTAGATAAAACAAGTGTTTTCTTACCTTGTTTCCATAATGGATATGTTATATTTGCTGCAACCGTAGATTTACCTGATCCTGTATACGCACAAAAAAGATAAAGATTTTCTCTAGTAAAGGGTATTGTAGCACTTAAGGGGTCATTTATAAGTGTTATTCTTTCTTTTAGCATCTCGTTGTATTTGTGAATATTAACGAGCATCTCTCTTAAAGAGGCTTTGTCGCCGAAAGATTCTATCTCTGATAGCGAGACATCTATATCATCATTGCCCTTATTAAGGGCTTTTAATCTAGCCTGTATGTCTTCAGACGTCAATTTCATCTTCGTCCCCTAAAACGTTCTTAAGCATATCTTCAATATCTAAATTATACTGACGCTCTTGCCATCTTTTCTCTAAATCAGATGTATCTAGAACAGGAAATTGTTCGGCGTATCTGCGTTGAGCTCTATACTCAGAAACAGACATGTTGCCAAAATTTTTAGCTTCTACTTTTTTTACTGGCAAGGGATAGAATTCATGGTAAGAAGAGATAGCCACGTTTTCTATACTAGAAAACCATTCTTCTACAAATTCTTTTTCGGTTTTATCGAAACCTTTAATGCTGCTCTTATAATACTTGTAAGAATTCCTAGTTACGCTAGGACTAGGCAAATGGGCTTTGATTGCCTTATCTAACAATCTGCCATATGTATCTTCAAAAGATAAACCAGCATCCTTCCAGTTCTGGAAGAGATCCTCAAAGTTTCCTTTGATACTAGCTGCTTTTCTGTCTCTCTCTTTTAGAGAGGCTATCCAATCTTTTAAGATTATCTCGCCTATATTAAAGGTACTCATCTCCAACCTCTGCAGATTGATGAGTATTTTCTAATACTTCACCTGTTTTTAGGTTAGTGACCCTAATTTTTGCAGAGTTATTGACTTTATCTAAGAATAATAGTTCTAACTTGTATTCATCATTTATGATGAACGGTCTTTTTCGGCCTAACCACCAATATAAACTGGTTTTTAACCTACCGGCATATTCCCTAATAGAATCTGGCATAAAACCTCCAAAAAAATATACAATATTATTATACGAAATATATTTTATCTACTCAATTTTATTAATTAAGTAGAATTAAATATATGAAAATAAAGATAAATAACAGAAAAATAACGATAACCGATCCAACCGACTCGTTATTGAATATAATAAAATCAGAATTAATTTATAAAGATAAAGCAAAAGAATACCAAATTAAAAGATTGTCAAAAAATCCTTGGACAAGAAACAGTCCAGAAATTAAAAAATTACAATCAGAAGTTAACGGTGAGCTCTATAAAGAGACGTCTGATTCCATTGAGTTTTCTTCTGCTTTCTATAGATCGTATGAAGATATACTTAAAAATTATACCATTGAAGATAATAGACACGCTACGGGTTCCACCATAGCGTTACCTTGGGTAAATAAACCGCACGACCTTAGAGATTATCAAAAAGAAGCAATAGACGCCATGAGCGCTAATTTCAGGGGCACCATAAATTTTGCCACAGGTTTAGGTAAGACTTTGTTGTCTGCTCATTTTATAAAACAATACAAGAAAAAGTCTCTTGTAGTTTGCCCAAGCGAATCTGTTGCTAAACAATTTTACGAGATATTAGAAAATTCTTTGGGAAAAAACAGGGTTTCTTTTTATGGTTCGGGAAAGAAGAAGATATCAGATATAACGGTAGGAATAGCTGCTTCCGTATCTCTTAACATAAATGAATTCAAAAATATAGATCTTGGTTTAGTCATAATTGATGAAGCCCACCACACTCCAGCTAATACCTTTATGGCCATCGCTGATGGTTTAGCAGACGTCGGTAAGCTATTTGGGTTAACAGCGACCGATTATAGATCAGACGGCAAAGATATAATGATTACTGCCGGCTGCGGTAAGGTCATAGCACAAAAAGATGTTAAGTGGGGTATCTCCAATGGTTGGTTGGCAGAACCTTATTTTATTATAAGAGAAGTAGATACAGGCGGCAAAGATTACAAAGAAGACAAATTAAAATCATACAAAGAACATGTGCTAAACAACAATATAATGAAAAGTCGTATAGAATCAGATGCTAGATCGATGATGGACGCCGGTAAAACCGTTCTAATTTTAGTTGATGAAGTGGCTCACGGTAAAGAGCTATCTTTAAAATTAGACATACCTTTCGCGACCGGCGAAGATAAAAAATCTCAAAGTTACGTGGATGATCTAAATAACGGAAAAACTAGAGGCCTAGTAGGCACATCCGGAAAAATTGGAGAAGGCTCGGATACCAAGAACGTAGATGTGCTGATATTAGCAGATTTTACTGCCTCTAAAGGTCCGGTTATACAGGCAGTAGGTAGAGCTCTTAGAAAACATGGTTTAAAGAATAAAGCACTAGTTTTAGACTATATACCGCTTGGTTCAACTATGTTGTCACGTCACGCTAAAAATAGAATAAACTATTACAGAGAGATAACAGATAAGATAAAGATACTAAAGCACAAAACTTAAACTATAGTATAATTTAAGTATGAAAAAAGTAAATAAATCATGCATAGATCTAATAAAATCGTTTGAAGGTTTATTTCTTAAACCCTATCTTGATCCGATAGGTATCCCTACTATAGGTTATGGAACTATAAAGTATCCCGACGGCAAAAAAGTAACAATGAACGATAGTCCAATAACTGAAAAACAGGCTTTAGAGTATTTAGAGTTCGAGATACACGAGAAGGCCTTAGGCGTAGAAAACATGATTATCGTATCATTGAACGACAATGAGTTTGGTGCTTTAGTGTCTTTTGCTTATAACCTAGGTCTAGGTAACCTTAAAAAATCAACATTACTTAAACTATTAAATTCCGGCAAAGAAAAGTCGATAGTAGCAGAAGAGTTTTTAAAGTGGAATAAGGCAGGCGGTAAAGTATTAACTGGTTTAACTAGAAGAAGACAAGCAGAAAAAGCACTTTTTCTTCAACCGTCAGATACGCAAGATATATTTAACACGCCGTCAGAGCAAGAAATAGAAGATAAATTAAAAAAAATAGAAGAAAAGATTTTAAAAAAATAAAGATGCAAAGAATCGGCGACGACTTCTCTAGATCTCTAGTGTTAGACTTATTGCCGGGTGCTCTATTAGATAGAGATCTATATCAGATTTCTTTATCTGCCACGCTTATTAGATCAAGCGATTCTTTATATTTAAGTCAAACAGATATTCAAAGTTCTTTTTGGTTCACAAAAAAAGATCTCTCAGTTGAGATGGGCAGAGATGTTTATAGTTTGATGTACACTATATCAAAAGTATCTTCTGGTTCTATGTTTAAGCATATTGCAATATCAAAGTCAGATCTTATTTTGCTTAACATGGCAAAAAAGTTAGTTGAGCCATCCCCTAACTCCTGAATAATAAGCTTCTCTTATCTTCTTGCTCGCGCGCTTTGCGCGCGACATACGTGCGAAGCACGTATGTAAGCTTAGCCTAAGCTTAGACTAAATCTAGATTAAATTTAGAAAATTATGTGGCAAGTAGAGGGTGAATATCTTCTTTTATGATACCCACGACAATCAACTTTTTAACTTAGTAAGTAAAATTTTTTTTATGAAAATTTAAAACGTAAAAAAGTAAAATCATTAAAAATCTTGGAGATATTAAAATGTCTAATCGTATAGATAACCCCATATTAATAGAACAATTAAAAAAAATACGTGAAGAAACTTATAAAATAGAAGTAAAAGTTGAAAAAGATGGTAAATTGCCGTATAAAGTAAGGCAATCTGATGCCGGTTTTGATTTATATGCCACAGAAGATATCGTCTTGTACCCAGGACAATCGGGTAAAACACCATTAAATATTAGACTTAAATTACCAAAGTCAACTTATGCAGAAATTACTACTAAATCTGGTTTAGGGGCTAAAGGTCACTCTGTGAGAGCCGGAATAATAGACGAAGAATATCGCGGCATAGTCCACGTTATTCATTCTAATGTTAACATAATAGAACCAAAAGAAGACAACGGTGTTTATTTTAAACATAGAAGTGACCCATTGATTGTTAAAAAGGGTGAAAAACTCGCACAGTTAATTATGCACCCCTATAGCTCTCATTATTATATAGAAGAAGTCAACGATATCGATATGGCCACTTCACGTGGAATTGGTGGTTTCGGCAGCACTGGATCAGCTTAAATTAAGTATAATATAAGCGATGAAGTTGGATAATCTATCTAGTCTCTTTAAAACATCTGTAAGAATACAGGAAGTATCGCCTATGAATAGCGATGCTGTATGGCCAGCCAACATAGAAATATGTTTGACTAGAATACCAATAAGAAAAAGAGATGGATGGAACATTGAAGAATTTAATAAGTTTGCAAAAAAGTTAAAAACCAGTATGGTTTCTAATGGTGTTGTATTTTTAATATGCTATGCACCAACAGAGGCAAAATGGAGGCCGTTTGAGATAGCTAAAGCTATGGTAGAGGCTGGTTTTACCCACGTAGACAATATCGTCATCAAAAAGACGTGGTTTCCTGGAAAAAGATCTGAAACCAATTTAGTAAATTCGCACGAATATGTGCTACATTTTTGTAATGGAAATGTCTGGAAATTAGATAGATTACCCATAAGACAGTATCTGCAACTAGAAGACGAACTTTCTTGCCCTGGAAATACCTGGGAAATAGAAACAGGCTCTCTTGACGAATCTTATCCTTCTGATCTAGCAGAACTCTTAATAAGAATGACAAACTGTCTACCAGGTTCCGTAGTATTTGATCCTTATGGTGGAGCAACAGGCGCATTAAAGGCCGCATTAAAATTTGGTCATAGTTTTTTTGGTTTTGAATCAGATAAAAAACAATTAAAAAAATATGAAAAAATAATAAACAACTTTAATGAAAAGGGTCTGACAGAAGAACAAAGAAAGCCCTTAAGGCTTTCTAAAAGTAAGAAAAGTTTCTCAGATGACTTTGAAGAAGACTATTAAGGTGACCCATGATATATGAAAAAAGCAAAGCAAAAAGAATAATAGTAGATAAAACTAAAGTTAGAGATATTGTTTATTCAACCATAAATGATATGGCTACTATTGTAGGTGCTACACTAGGACCAGGCGGTAACCCTGTATTGATAGAGCGAGATGGGCTGTCTCCACTTATAACCAAAGACGGTGTTACCGTTGCTAAATCTCTAGGTGTAGAGAACGCTGAAGCGAATATTATAGTCGATGCTGCAAAAGAAATATGCTTAAAAACTGCTAAAGAAGCAGGTGATGGGACAACTACTGCTATAGTATTGGCAAATAGTATTACTAAATACGGTAGAGTTTTCTTAGACAAGAATCCAAAATATAACCCACAAAGGGTGGTTAATGAATTATCTGATGTCTATAAAGACGTTATAGTACCATTTTTACAAGATAAAGCTAGATCTGTTGATTCAAAAGATGAGTTGGTAGATGTTGCGAAAATATCTGCGAACGGTGATTTGAGAATAGCTCAATGTGCCGTAGATGCAGTATTAGCGGCAGGCGAAGACGGTCACGTTTTAATTGAAGAGGCTCAAGGCAATCAATTAAAAGTAGAAACAATAGATGGTTTTATTGTTACTACTGGCCTTAAAGATATTGGAGCAATAGGTAGAGCTTTCATAAACGATAAAGCTAATCAACAAGTAAAGATGGACAATGGTCTTGTGTTTTTATATGACGGAACGCTTAATGATTTAAAGGTTCCAAGTGCTATTCAGCAGGCAGTAGAGGGCTCTGAATACTATGGACTACCTATAACAGTTTTTGCTCATGGTTTTGCTGATGTAGTTTTGGAGGCATTTGCTAAAACTACAAAAGGTGGATATACAGTTACACCAATAAAAACTCCAATGTCTGGTATAGCTAATTCCAGATCATCTTTTCTTTTAGATATGTCAGCGTACTCCGGCGGTCAAGTATTTGATCCTGGCAATATCGATAAATTCATAGAAGAAGACTCTGTTGACGGCTTTGGTAGATTTAAAGCAGCAAAAGTTGGCATGTATGAAACTGTAATTCAATCAGAACCAGACACAGAAAAATTAGAAACTAGAATTTTAGAACTAAAGCATCTAATGGAGATTAGCCCAAGTGATTTCGATAAAATGCACATAAAGGCATCTATAGGTAAGTTAACTGGCGGTATTTCTACTATATGGGTAGGCGGTGGATCTGAATTAGAAGCCAGAGAAAAAAGAGATAGAGTAGAAGATGCTGTGGAAGCCGTTAAATCGGCCATATCAGAAGGTGTTATTCCAGGTGGTTGCTCTGTTCAACTAACCCTATCCTGGATGATAAGCAACCACCCTAATAGAAAACCATCATGGGAGATAATGGCACTAGCGTTGTCGGAACCCTTTAATCTACTGTTAAGCAACTGTGGCGAAAGTGTTGATGAGGTATGGCCAAATCTTAGAGAACATATTAGAGAATCAGCAAATAAAAAAGAATTGCCTACCAAGGTTTTCGACGCAAATCAACATATTGTCGTCGATGCCGTTAAGACTGGCATAATTGAACCAGCTAAAGTATGTAGAGTATCTATAGGAAACGCGTTGTCTGTCGCATCGCTATTGGTCACATTGGGTGGAATAGTTGTAACACCAAGAGACTTTAATTTAGAAAATCAATTAGCATTAAGTAAACAGGCGTTTAAAGACATGATGTCTGGTACTGGTGTAGGTCAAGAATAACATGGACTTAGATGCGTTAAAAAACAAAAAACTTCAATTTTTGTTCGTGTTTGTGATAGGTATCATACTCGGATTTGGCGCCTTTCCTTATAAAAAGATAGAAGAAAAAACGATACAAAAATACACAACTGAGATTAATAAAATTAAACAAGAAAATTCTAAAAAAAACAGCGAACTAGAAGAGCAACTAAATATCAAAAAACAAGAACTAAGCGAATATAAAAAAGAAAGCAATTTAAAACTAGACAAAGCAAAAGAAGAAATTAGGAACTTAAAAAGCAAACAAAAAACATCTTACTATAAGATAGTAAGACCAGATGGCACAATAGAAATAAAAAAATATACTGAATTAGATGTCGATGAGTCAACTAAAGTAATAGAACAAATTAAAGAAGAGTTCGACACTAAATTAACAGAAATAGAACAAAAATGGGAACAAACACATGAAGAGCGCGTATCAAAACTACAAGAAGAGTTTACCGCTAAAGAATATGAATATATAAAAGAAATTAAAAGATTAGAAAAAAGTAAAGTTACTATTTTTAGTGATAGTAGGGTAATGATAGATGCAGGCATGCTAACCACTCAGCAATATTATGGCCATATTGCTACTAATTTATGGGGACCGATAGTATTAGGCTTTCATAGTCAAATTGGCTCTAATGATTCTGCTTTTGGTATAGGTATAGGTCTACGATTCTAATGCCTAAATATATTTTTATATGTCAAAATTGCAGCGCCAAAAACGAACTATATGTTTCATTTAGAGTTGAAACCAAAGAATGCACCTGCGGTGGTGTTATGCATCGCCAGCTCCCTAAAATAGGTGATTTGATTGAAGTTAGAGAATTAGTAGACCCATATCTTAATAAATCTCTAAACAAGAACCACGATGATATTCTAAAAGAAAGAAAAGAAACATATTATTGGGAAATAGAAGTACCAAGATTAATAGAAAAGTATTCATTGGAGACGTGTTTAGAAGAGGGATGGTTGATTTATAACGATAAAGGTGAATTAACTATAAACAAAAAGCCATCAAAAAGATAAAGTATAAATATCGCATGAAAATAACTAGCATTCATGTATCTAATCTTCTAAGTATTGAAGATATGGAACTGTCATTTGATGACAGCGGTCTAGTTTTAGTAGAGGGATGGAATCATGATTCCGATAGATCAAACGGAGCAGGCAAGTCAGCAATATTTAACTGTATTAGTTATGCTATCTACGATAGGCTTCCTAGAAAGGTTACTGCGTCAGAGATTCTTAGAAGAGGATCTAAGCAAGGCAGTGTCACGGTTAAATTCAATCACAATCAAGATTGCTGGTCCGTAACAAGAAGTAGACCTAAAAACGTTAAATTCTATAAAAATGAAATAGAGCAAACAATAACTCAAGAAGAGTTTGAACATTTAATTCAACTAAGTTATGATCAGTTTTTGTTAACTATATACAACGCTCAAAACGCATCTGATAGATTTTTATTATGCTCAGACTCTGATAAGAAAAATTTTTTAGTTAAATTGCTAAATTTAGATCAATTTGAGATTTATAAGAAAGCATCAGACCTTAAATATAAGACTATATTAAGTAACTTAGATCAGACTGTAAATAACAAAAATATAACTTTATCAAAAATAGAAGTCTATAGCGAATCTCTTATAGATGAGACTGATGTAAAAGATCAAATATCTTATTTAGAGCTTCAAAACTTAAAACACAATGAAGAAATAATAAGTCTTTCTATTGTTGAGAGACCCAATTTAGACAAATACTCTACAATAGAAGAAGATATAAAGTCAAAATTAAGTGACATATCTGGCTATAAAACTAAAAGATACATGTTATATAGCTCATATGAACAACTTAAAATATCGATGAACAACCACACTGTGGGCGTTCCCTGTAGAGAATGCGGATCTATTTTAGCCACAGATAACGAATATTTAAACAAATTAAGTCAAAAAATACTCAAAATAAAAAATGAGATAGATGAAATAGATACTTATATAGGCAAAGAGCAGGAGCTGCTTAGTTTAAATAAAAAGTTAATAGATAAGAAAAAACAAGAATCAATAGAATATGAAAAAGCCACCAGTTCCATTAATCAATATAGAAGTATTATTAACTTAAACGCAAATAAGCTAGAAACATTAAAATTAAAGTTAGATAAAAATTCACAATTTGTAAATAAAATCAATAACTTAAAACAGTCCATAATAGATACAGATAAAAATATAGATGAATATAAGCGAGAATTAGAGTTTTATAAAACTATATCTAATTTTTATTCTTCAACTGGCGCTCAAGCGTATGTTTTTGATTCTATTATAGATTATTTCAACGAATCTGTAAAAAAATATATAGAAGTTATATGGCCAAATGCTTCATATGAATTGCTTTCATATAAAGAAAACTCTAAGGGAGAGAATATAGCTAAATTTTCAGAAAATTTAACCATGGACGGAAAGAGAATATCTGTTGGTAGTCTTTCTGGTGGCGAATTTAAAG